GTGTATTACCTGTACCAAAAAACCGACCACCTTTAGATAAATTACATTTTTGGCATAAAGTCCTTAAATTACTTTCGTCATCTGTGCCTTGTAATCGTCTAGGAATTATATGATCGATATGAAGCTGCCCATCTGTTTGCCCACACTGTTGGCACATGTAACCATCACGTCTAAGTATCTGTAACCTAATACGTTTCCACTTAGCACTTGATCCATTATCTACTGCGCTACTCATTAGTGCCACCCCTTGTCCTTGAAGTGTTTATATGCTAAGCAGTAATCGCCTTTATATCTAGCCTTTATATACCGGATACCCCAATCTATTTGCCTATAACCATCTAGGTTTAATAGTTTCTTGTTACGCATTTGTGGTATTCCATAATGACTACCGTTCTTAGCTTGAGAATCAAATTTAGATTCAGCCATATATAACGCATAAGCGCATTGGTATTGCTTATCTTTAATCACTCTAGTATGTAAATATAACTTGAAATTATCTTTAGATGATTGCGTATCTATTGCCATTGAGTTAGGTGTAGAGACCGCTAGACATAGGTATGCCGATAGCACGATAACCCCTGTTCGAGCTATCCGCGTTGCGGCTCTACCAGAGTTCCTCGAGCGTACCGAACATGTCAAATACCGCGCAACATTGAGCGTGTTCTTGGGCGATTCCCACAGGCTGGGGATAACTTTCTTTAACTGTGGATAACTATTCATCGCAACCATGAGCTTTCGTGTAATCGAAGTCGCAGTTGTAACAGCCCATATGTTCCTCGCATTTTAAGCATATGTATAGAAATTGAATTTCATCGCAACATCCGACTAAATAAGTGTTCTCAGTCGTTCGATATAATTGCTCACTCATTTAGAACCACCCCAGCCAGTACCCTTAAAGACGATACTGGGTGCGCTAAATACGCGAATCATCGGATAACTACAGCATAAAGGCGATGTGTCTCCATGCGTGCTGATTGGGTGATTCATCTCCAATTCGCCGCCGCATTGATCGCAGCGATACAGATAACTAGGCATTATCGCTCCCGACCAGGCATACGCCCATAGTGCCGCAAACCGTACACTCAAGCGTCTTAACGCCCGGCGGAAGTAAGTCGGTAACTATTCGCTCAACCTGTAATGTTTCACGCTTACAGCGCCGACACTCAAATTTCAATTTGTCCATAATTAGACTCCTTTAGATTCTCCATCGCATTTAGATTTGCTTGGCTGACCCACCATGAGCCATCTTTGTCATGCTTGAAACGACTTGTCTTAGCTGATCGAATTGGAATCCAGCCCTTGACGTAATAGGTTGGAGATTCGCCTACGACTAGCACCGCTAAGTCCTCGACTCTATCCCTTTCCCTTAGAATCAGATGTCCGTCGATCCACTTAGTATGCTTAATTTCGATTCGGTTGCCAATATCAGCGCGAACCTTAAACTTATCAAGCTCCAGTTTAAAGTCTGTTATACCGAAGTATGTCGCCGCAGCGATCTCAGCACCCAGCGCCTCAGCTGTACGCCTAATCGATTCGTGGATATTGCCTCGCGCAGCTTGGTCATGGAAATAGTAGTTTTCAACGCCTTTAGATTCGCAAATGAAAGCCGCTGCTGCTGCTTGAATTTCCTGATCTTTTGTCAGCGTAATCTTTGTTATTCCCATATCGCACATGCCCGGTTATTGTCTGGACATACCCAACCTTTGTATGCTTTCGAAGTCTTGGCATTTACGCCCTCTTTGCGAATCATGACGCCATGAGAACAGGATCGCCCGGTAAGTATGCCGCCAATCTCGGCGACTGCCTGAGTCATATCCCAAGGGTCATACGAGCCATTAGGTAAAGCTTCTTTGGGCGCGGTTACGATTGGTCGCTCTACGCGCTTCATTTCCTCAAGTGACGGGCGATTATGATTCTCGCTGAATTTAGATAATCCGCCTGTATGGAGACTGCGCCCGATTGCGCTCGTACTACAGTTTTCAAGCGGAAAGCGATTAGCGTTCGATCTGATTTCCTCGGCAAAATCTGTAGCAAATGGAAGCGGATCGTTGATTTCTTTATAGATGTCTGTCTGAATTATGTAGCGAGTGCCGTCCTGAAATACAATCTTTACATCTATTCGCCCGTTTGGGTATTGAACCCAGAACTTTTCAATGCGTTCAGCGACCGTCTCATAATTCTCTAGTGGTATAGCCATTATGAATTCTTAACGCGATCTGTAGCCCAGCGAAGCCCAGCAGCTCGCCCGCGATTGAATCCATCTTTGACGCCTTGCTTAAAACCCATAGACCAGCCGACCAATAACCAGCCGACGTTGCTAACAATTACCACCAGCAAAACCTTTTCAATACTTATCATTTTTTAGCTCCCGATTCTGGGAGACGACTTATTCGCTCCCTAGATATAGGGTGAACTAAATGTGTGACATTTTCAAGCCTTACGCGTAATTAACGGCGTGTCGAATTGCTTAACAGCAAGCTGTAAATCTCATCAACCCGTTTTTCAAGGCGCGAGACCTGATCCTTAACGCTTGACCCAGAATTAGGGCGTAGTTCGCTTAGGTAATATTTAACTAGGTATCGAATACCCGTCATAAATGCCACTAGGAGCGTCACAATCGCGACGCCCATAGCAGCCCAGTCGTTAGCGTTCACTCGCTTTAGCGCCGAACGTAACGTCACTCGGATTCAGGTAACGCATTAGAACTGGCACGATCCCAGCAAATAGACCCCATGCTAGTTTTTTGAGATCAGTCTCGCCAGTCATATAAACAGCCAGCATTCCCGCAAGAGCTGAACGTCCATAACTAGCAGCCATGGCCTTTAGTTCTTTCATTACTTTTCTCCTAACCCCAGCGCCTTGATTAGCTCTGAGACTTTTTTTGGACTTACGTTGATTTCAAAATGCTGTTCGTCGGCTCGTTTTTGATAATCGCCGCCCCAAAATAAGCCGTACTTACGGGCAAGCGCTCGAATCATTGGCACTTTCTCAGCTGGAAACGTACCGACTTTACCAAGTGGATGTTTAGTCGCGTTTAGATCGATTGCTGTACCGCTTGAGTGATTGCTTAATTTGTCGGTTGATCCGCGTACCATTCGAAACGCATATCCCCAGTCGTCGAGCTGTCCGCCATCAAGCGGCTCGATCAGTTCGTTAAAGTCTTTACAGAATTCCACTATCAAGGGTGCTACAGCTTCCGCGCAGCGAATTTTTAAAGTCGTGCCCGGAATCGCGTACGACTTGATTCCAATTTCGGCTTGATCTTTGGAAGCTGTCCAACCGTTATAGCTTGTTAGTTTCATGACAGCAATAGCGCGGCTTCCTCGGCTGTTATACCAAGTTTAGTTAATAGTGCTTCGCGATCTTGTGCTTTCTGTAACTTCTCAGCTTGAACGGCTTTAATTCCGTCCTCTGATGATTTGTGAGCGTCTAACTCATCCTGAGTCATGTCGCGTTCGATTTCCTCGCCCGTTTCGATATTAACAATTTTTATTGTAGTCATTAGTTTACTCCGTAAAGAATCGCTGTTCCACCTGAGAAAGTTCCCGAAAGTGTTTTAAATTGAATTGATGAAATTGCTGATGTCGAATTATAGATAGTCGTCAAGAAGCTACCACCCCAAACGTTAGTTGTATCTACATAGCAAGCTGATGTGCTTTGAATTTGTTTAACGGTTGCTGTATTGGCGTAATCGTTAAAATCTATTATTACGGTGTTATTATTATCAGTTGCTTTAGCAGCGGAATAATTTAAATAAACTACTGTGCCAGCAGCTTGTCTAACAGTTGCGGGCACGTTGACTCCATCATAGTTGTACCCAAAAAAATTGTAATTTGAGCCAGTATCAGTATTAACTTGTAAACCCAAGGTTGCCGCTACTGATGGATAAACGTCACGAACTACTAATCTAAGATTTTTGTACGTTGAAGGAATTGAAGTTAGGCTTACCGATGACCCACTTAAAGCTGTGGATGAAATTTGAGTCATGCCACCAGCTACAGGAGTTGACCATGACGGAATTCCAGCTGCTACGGTCAGAACTTGTCCAGTTGATCCAATTCCCAAACGTGTAACCGCAGCTGATCCAGTTGCGTAAATTACGTCGCCCGATGTGGTAACTGTTGATTTTGGAATTGCCGCGTTAGCTGTTGTCTGTGCTGTTCCCGCTGCTGTATTTGCTGTGTTAGCCAAATCGTAAGCTGATTTTGTTGCTGTTGGAGTCGAAGCTAAAACGCTCGAAGTCGTCGAAGTTGAGTCGCTAAGTTGAACCACGCCCGAAGCGCTTGTCGAAGCTGCGCTAACGCCAATCGTTACAGCGCCCGAAGCACCGCCACCTGTGATTGGTGCGGTTACGTTAACGGCTGTAATGTCGCCTACGTCATTAGTTATCCATGTGAAATCCATGTCTGTATTTGTAGCTTTAGACAGGATTTGCCCAGTCGTGCCGCCCTTGAGATCAGCCATCGACGTATCGACCGCCTGACCAAATACCTCAAAATCAGCTGGTAAATCAGTTACCAAGTCCGTCGGTGTTGGCATTTGCCACCCGAAATTACTCGTTGGATTTGTCATGTTTTCTCCTTATGCCACGACCAACGCGGTTTCCCACGTCAGCGACCCGGTTATAGTATTCCACTTTTCTAACACAGAAACTTGTTCCCACTTCACAGCTTGTAAAGAATAACTAATCGGTGAAAGATTTAAGGTTAAAGCGATTTCGTTATAGGCAGCCTTGAACGTCCAGCCCTCAACGAATCCCAAAAAAGTTCCCGCTGCCATATTTGGCGGTAAATCGCTAATTCGTAACGGTAAGCCCATAAACACTTTGATAAGCGAATCGCGATCCGCGTCGTCCAGCTCGGGATTTGTAAGCTGATAAGTAATTGACGTGAAGTTAGCTTGAGGCGTAGCTCGAAGCGTTAAATAAAAATTGGCTTGGCTTTGAGCGTCCGCTGCCTTTTCTATTGTTGTATTGATGATTTGAGCCAATCGACCGTAAAGATCGATAGAGTTAACGTCAACGGCGGTTTTCTCACTTGAGCCATTAGCCTTGTATTTTAAGGTTATATCGTTACGGACATCGCCCGCTCGAGTTTCAATCTTAAGACCGTTGAATAGGGCTTGATTGGCTGTTACGTCTGTGTAACCGTTTGTAGCTAAATAGATTGATCTATGAGTCGAATCGGCGTAGCTGATAAGTCCGCTGCCGTCCTCGTAAATATAGCCCAGACCAGACGTCGCAAGCCCAGAAACCAGCGAATAAATATCTGTGCGATCAGCTGATCGAGCTGACAGTTCATAATTGCCCGGACGATCGATCTCGCCTAATCCGACGTTTTGAGCATTTGACCATTTTTCCGTCGGATCGTAGTTTTGCCATTGAAGCGCGGCTGGGACTTCGCCCCAGTTATTTAATAGTAAATCTTGGAGAATATGCCAAATCTGATCGCCGTCATGAGCTTTGGATAACGTGCCATCTGTTAGCGCTTTAGGTAAGCGACTAAGCGCACCCAGCGCGGTTATCTTTAAGACTTGATTTATGCCTACCGCGCCAGCTGTAATGATTTCAATTCCAAAATCTACGACTGTGCCACCAAAAATCGGGACGTAAGCATTTGTAGAATCTTTAAGTTCGATCGTTACTGAATCGTTTATGTTTATGTTTACGATTGCCTGAGTTAAATTTAGCAGCTCTAAATTACAATAACCAGCCTGAGCCTGTTGGTAGATGTTATTTCGACCGCTTGTAATAGTCAGATTCGACAAGGTGTAAGTCGTGTATTCGACGCCTTGAATCTTTACGCGCCAAACTGGGTTAAATACTGTCATTAGAATGCCAACGCATTCGCGCCGTTAGTGCCACGATAAAAACTGTTGTTTAAAACGTCAACAATTCGACGAGCTGTGCCTTCCTGGTCGATTGCGCCAGATACGTTTATATAAATGTTTCCGCCGCCGCCTAATTTGTTATTCGGAACTATGCGACCGCCTGATGATGGCACGAACAGCTCTGGCCCTACTTCACCAACGATATACGGACTATTTGCGTTTACCATGCCGCCTTTAGCCAGTTTGGGAATTGGTGGTAAATCTTTCGATCCGGGCTTTAAATTGTTTACTATGTTATAGCCTGAAATAAGTAAATTTAAACCTGTGATAATTCCGTTGATTGAACCAACCAAAACTTTGATTGCTAAAGAAACTCCATCGATAAGAAATGCGATTCCGTTAAATGCTGCCTTGAAAGTCGTACCAATAAACGACGCAACAGGTTTAGCAATAATTAAAAATGCCGTTAACCCCGCGCCTAGAATTTTAAAGAAACCAGCGTTTTCCGATATTGCGTCACTAATTGCGCCAAATACAGATTTAACGCCTTGTAAAATTGGAGTCAGTACCGCTTTAAATATTGGCACTATGTAAGTGTTAACGTAATTATATAAAGCTATAAATGATGGAATTAAAGTCTCTGTGACGAAATTGCTAATATTGCTAAAAACAGGACTTAACTTCTCTCCGATTTGTGAACCTAAATCGCTAAGTGTTGGAATTGCTTTAGTAACTATAAAATCGACTAGCGGCGTGAGAGCATTAAGTACGAACGCTCCTGCTGTTTCTTTCGCTTCGTCAAATGTAAGACTTAAACGTGCCAATTTGCCTTGAAATGTATCAGCTTGAGCCGAAGCCTGACCGCCAAATGTCTCGGACAATTTAGCCGTAACTTCGTCCAACGTCATGGATTTTAATTCGGCTTTATCTAATCCAATACCTAATTTTCCTAGTGAGGCAGTATTACCCTCATATGCTTTACCTAACGCGTTTGATACAGCCTCTAAAGATTTACCAGTACCAGCCGCAATATCCAGCGATAACGTTGCCAGTTTTTGAGCTTGCTCGACTGATCCCGTAGCTCGTGCCAATCTTTCATAAGCTGGGCGTAATTGTTCGTCAGCTACGCCAAACGCGCGACCCATATTGGATATCCAAATTTCAGTATTCGCGATCACTTGATCGGTTGCGCCAGCGACATTTTTTAGCGTTAACGCAAGCTTTGCCTGTGCTGCTTCGTCCTCTAGCGCCGACTTAACGCCATCGACCAATAGTTTTCCAGCATAAGCAACGGCAGCCGCGCCAGCAACAGCAAACGCAGCCCCGGCGACTTTTCCAAAATTGCCTAACTTTGTGCCAAACGATTCGGTTTCGTCGGCGGCTGTATTTAATCCTTTTTTAAGATTATCGACGTCAGCCAGAATCGAGAGCTTGAGCGTTCTTGATCCATCAGCCATTAGTCAAACCTCTTAACTATTGTAGTGAAAGCCTTTTCCCACTCAGCAATTAGATAGCTTTGCTCAGCTCGAAGCGTTGGATAAATAAAATAGCCAGTCGATCCGCGCCCAGTTGATCCCGACCAAATTGGAAATTGCTTGTATTTATTCGATCCAAATTCTGAGCCGCCCCATAAATCTTTAGTCGTTGCGCCGCCGCTGAATTTCTGTCCAGCAAAACCAAACGAAATCTCACCGATCTTAGATGACTTACTTACCTTTGAACCCTCAGCAATTCGACCAGCAACGGAAGCCGAATTAAGCGAACCAGCTGCCGATTTGATCTTTCCCTGTAAATAGGTAGCCAGCGCACTCGATTGTTCTTTAGCTTGGTTAACAGCTTCCTCGTCCATAGCTTTAAAAGCGCCAGTAACGCGACGGAGTTCGGCTTTGTCGTATTGTACGACTTCCTTACTTTCCGCCATTTCGTTTCTCCAGTATCTCGAGCGCTGTCAATATATCCGCCGCGTCAACCCACTCACTCATCGGAATTCCTGTCGCGATCGACAGTTCAACGATTAAGTAGCTTAGGCTTCCTCGGCTGTAGCTTTTGGGCTTTCAGTATCTCCGACCGTAATATCGACTACCGTTTCGCACCAAACGTCATAAGGCTTTACTGGCTTACCAGCTGCCTCACGTCTTAAAGCGTTCCACGCTAAAAACATTAAGTCGGAAATACCGATTTTTTCCTGTGCTTGTTGAATTGTGTAACCGGTCTTTTGTTCCCACTTAGCAAACTCTGGTGGTTGCGCTGTGGTGGTTACTGTCTGACCGTCGTTCGTTTCTATATGTATTTGTAGTTTCATGCTCCCGATTTCTTTTCTATTAGTCGTTAAGTAGTGGAGTAGTTACGCAAGTAAAGCTAAGCGAAACTGTTTGAGCGTCTGGAGCTGTGCCGCCAGCGCTCGGAAAGATTGGCTGAACTGAGAATGTAAAAACCGCACCTGTTGAAGCAGTAAATGAAACCGCTAAAGGTGTGTTTGGAGCTGAATTACATGCGCTCCATAATGTGTTACATAATCCCGCGCCTACTGACCAGTCAGCGAGCATTTCAACGTCGAAAGTACCCTGTGAATCAGTTGTGTAATAAGCCTTACCGTCTAGTGTCTGGTAAGTGTTGATAGTTGACTCGATTGTAAGAGTCGCGGCTGTAGCTTGTGCGTCGAAATTGTCACCGTCAATAGTGAAAGTGATATCGCGCCCTGTAACGATTGTAGTTGGCATTTTGTTCTCCTAGTTTTCTTGCTTGTAGTAAGTGGACACGTCAATATCCGAAATAAGTAAATTACTCGAACCTAACGCAATAATCGACGGACGCGATACGTCGCCGACGATATATCCCGACGGAATAGCCGCGAGAATCTGTATGACTAGCTTCTCGAGATTATCGAGAGCGCCCGCGTTATTGTTGTACGCGACGGCGGCTGATATCGTAAAATTTACTTTTAACTGGATCGAACTACTGATTAGTGTCGTTTCCAAATACGGAGTACCCGGCACAATGATCGCAGCGGGCGGAATAACCGCCTCGGGTACTGATTCATAGACCGAAGCCGTCACGCCAGCGAGAGCGGTCGCTAAAGGCGCACGAACGTCAGCCTGAATAGTCGTCATTATTGAGCCATCGTATCTACGTCAATAAATGGAGCTAATAAACCGATAACACGATTTTGAAGTGATCGACCTAGCACGAATGGACTAGGTTGGAAATCTATTTGTGATGAAGTATTACCCGGAGCTGTAATCGATTGAAATACTTCGACAGATACGACTAGCAACGCTGACTTTACTGGCGCTACGTTGGAATATAAATCCTCAGCTGATGACCCATTAAGTACGGCTAATCCAGCGGGAATCTTTGGTGTAAATATTTGATTTGGTGCGGCTGTTGCTGATGTGAAAACGTATGGCGTAATACTGTCATTGGTAACGGTAACGGTTAAATCGAACGCATTACCGCAGCCTGAAATAACTACACTTTGACCAGCTACGAAATAATTGACGCGCTGAGTAGTGTAATAAGCAACCGAATCTTTAACCTCGATACCTGTAACAGCTGATTGATAGCCAGTTAATAAAGGCAAGATTGCGCCCTCGGCGCTAAGAATCATAAGCTCCAGATATTCGTCCGAATAAAGAGAATCGCTAACGCCTAGCACGTTACGAAGTTCCGTAGCGGTAATGATTGGCATTAGCGATCCTCTCTAGTTCGGCTCGGTCGCCTCGGGAGCGAAACGACCGATGATTATTTCTTTATGAAGCGTTGAACGCGTAACTTCCAGCCGCAATCTTGGTGGCCGTTGCCCCATATCCATACATGAGGATGCCGATGCTTCCGTCCTCTATAAAGTTAGTGCGTAGTTCTAGGCGTGGAGATTCGTACCATGTATAAGCGTCGCGATTGATGACGTACATTGAGTTTGAACCCAAACCTGATAGTGCGGTGTCAACCCATAGGTCAATTCCGTTTACTGATCCGCGTAGTGAACGTGGCTGAGCGTTACCAGCTGCGTTCATTGGATTTAATGCGTTATAGATTGGGCGTCCTGCGTCATTGAAGCCCATAATGCGACCCCACATTTGAGGTGATACGACGATAGCGTCTGCGAACTTGAAAGTATTTGCGTAAACGCTAACAGCGCCGCCAGCAACCCATGTCAAGAATTCCGCAGCTGTGATATCTGAACCGATACCAGTTGCGGTCTTTGTTGATCCAGTAATGATTTGTGCTGAATTGTAAGTGTTAGTTTCGCGAGCATATTGCGCGCTCATGGCTGAAATTAACTCTGAGAAATAAAGTGGATCTGATCTGTCTGCGAGTTCGACGGACATTACAGATGAACCTTTAAAGCTTTTAACGTTTACGTTGATGAACTCAGTTTCAAGTCCAGCTGGATTAATAGGATCGAGTTCGTCGATCTGATCTACAGTTGGTAGAGCTGTCACCTTTGGAATCTGGAATACCATGCCGGCACTTGGCAAGGTTGAGTTTGAAATTGAGTCAATAGAAGCGCGAACGCTGTCTGAAAGACCGTTTACTACTTCGCGTAGTTGACGTGTTGGGATTAAGCCTGGTGAATCTGTTGTCGCTGTAGCAGCTGCTACGAACGCGCGAGAATTTTCATCTCCACGCATAGCTGCGACTTTGTGAAGTAGGAAAGTTTCTGGTGAAACGATCGGGTTGCGTGTTGCGATGAAGTTAACAGGCTTTGCGATTGAAGCAGCCTGAATTGGTGCTGAAGCTTCTACCGTCTCGGCGGCAGTTGGCTCTGTGACGGTGTTTTCCACGACGTCTCCTTCTGTTGGTTGTTGTGGTTGAGCTTCTGCTTCATCATTTGATGACTCAGAATTTTCTTGTGCTGTTGTAGCTGCGACGTTTGAAACGCGAGCTGAATCAAATGCTGGATTATGAGTTAGCGCAACGCCAACGAGATCAGCCGAATTAACGACCATTGTGCCGTCCTCGTTATATCCAAAATCTTTAGCGTTTGCCTCGACTGAGAATCCGTCGCGAAGTCCATCCATGGCTTCGATCAACGCGTCTGTGCCAGCTGTTGTTTTGCTGATTTTAAACGTAGCGTTGATAGATTTTCCATCTGGAGATAACTCCATGCTTAAAGTCTTTCCGATTTTGCGTGATGAATCATGCTCTAAATTTAGAAAGACGTTATTTGGCTCAATCGAGCCTTTTTTAAACATAACTTTTCCAGTTGACGCATTAGCGGCAGTATCAAAAGATACGATCTGTCCGGTAATTGTGCGCGATTCTGAATCGGCGGCTGTGATTGTAAACGGTGTCGTTACTTTCATTTGATCATCTCCTCGGCTTGACGTATTTCCTCTACTGTGATCGCTGGCTGTCCGGTGACAGGATCGACTATCGAACTTAGTGTCTTGTAAATATTCGCACGTTCTAAATCTGATCCGCGCAAATAATCTGATAGGTCATATTTGACTTCTTGCGAGCTTGGCACGAAGTCGGGCATAGATAAACGTTCGCTTATGCTTGTCATTAGTGGAATTAGCGAGAAATCCAACAGCGTTTGACGTTGCGTTACAGCATTTGAGTAAGTCATAGATGATCCAGTATTAGCGTCGATGTAATACGCTGGGATTCCGCAAGCTCTAGCAATTTCGGTTGCGATATATGATCTCGCAGCTGCTAACTGTAATTTCTCAGGATCGAAACCTACTGTTTGTAATTCGACGTCCGCATTTAAAAACGCTGTGCCACGATTGCGACGTGCCGCGCCCCATGACTCAAGTAGTTTTGCTATGCGATCCGCTGGAAGTGCCGTGCCGTTGCTTTTAAGTACCATTGACGGAATAGGTTCTCGCGCGTACATAGCAGCGGCACGTTCTAGTTCTGCTCCGGTACGAATTGTCCGACCAGCGCGATTTAATATTCCCTCGTCGTTGCCGTTAAATACGACGAGAGACCCTAAGCCTGAGTTTGGTACTGGCGATCCGTCCACCATGTAATACTCAATCTCGGTTGCGAGTGAGTTAGTTTGAATAGTTACGCGAGTCGGTGAAACTCTTTGAACACTACGAACACGTTGCGTATCAGCAAACAGTTCGGTTATTTGCCAGTAGCCATATCCCCATAGTAATAAATCCTCAAGCGTCCAGACATAAGTAGCGCTACCCGGTACGCGTGGATCGGGTGTGCGAATAACGCGCGGTGTGCCGCCCTCGATCTCCATACCAGTTGAGCGATCAATTACCTCGAGTCCAATACTGGCAATACTTGAACAGATAATATTTCTAGCGCGAGCGCCCGATGGAATCGACATAAATTCCTCGCGAGTTGCTGTATTTACGCCACCGAAAAACGGACTTAGCGAATCTATTGTGTTTACGGGTTGAATCGAAGCCGCAATATCCGCGCCTGATTGCGGCGCTACAGTTTCGACTTTAGCCAAAGCAAATAAATCACGAATACCCATGTGCGAATTGTGTCAGTCGTATAGCACTAACCCACCATAATATCGAAGTCCATCTCTGGGCGTGTCGCGAAGTGTGAAACGAGAGCTGTCGCCACCGCCGCGCAAACTGGAGCTTGTCCTCGACGTCCGATCACCCAACCAGCTTCGCCGCGTTGGAATTTGACCGCTGAAAGAATCTGAGCGGTTAACTCACCTTGGTTTCGGTGCTTTAGACGACCCGAATTTATAGCGCCTAATAATTCGTCGCAGCTTTGCGGGTATGAGCTGTCCATGTCGAATATTGGGATACCAGCTGGTCGTAAACGAGTCGCGATTGACCCAGCGGCTCTTTGAGAATACAGCAAATATTCCATTGGATACTTTCGGCAATATGGAGCGATGTCATTAGCGATAGCCCGATCGTCAAGATGTAGATCGTTGCTCCATGTATGGAGTAGCTTCACGATAAAATCCTCGCTGCCTAATTTTTGAGCTATAACTAGCGCAGCCTGTTTGCGATCCGGGGTTACATCAATCGCCAGCCATGACAATTTCTCAGGATCGATGTCAATATCTGGAGCTGCGCATTCTTTCCATTTCTCAGCGTCCACGACCCCGGTAATTGTCTGTACCCAGCGGCACATTACCTCGGTCATTACGACCGTGGGATCGTCATTGAGAACGGACTTAATATTGCCGATGTTTATAGTGTGACCTAGAGCTGGATTGCTATAGGTCGCATTTTCTAACGATATAACGTCACTTGGAGATGACCATTCGAAGTACCCAATCTCGGGATCATCAGCGCCAGCGATTGAAGCCATGGCACGTTCGCGGAAATTATTTAAAATTAGAGAGTCAGACTCTCCAGCATTTGAATATGCCATGACCATTGGATTCTTAGACGCCATCAACGTATATCGAAGCGAAGCGTACGTCTCTAAATCTTTCATCATGCGAAGTTCGTCGAGATGGATAGTCTCGGGCGCTGAAATACCACGAGCAGCTGATCCAGCCGCGCGGATCATAAACCGCGATCCTTTTTTTGTTTCGATTTCTTCCTCGCCATGACGACGGCGAATTCGTTTGACTTGTTTGCTCAAGTAATCGCTACCCTCGATTAGATTTTCGAGATGTCTAAACTGCTCAAACGATGTTGAGAGTCTGTGAGCTGATCCGATTTGAATAGGCTCATCCCAGAGAAATAGTCCGGCAAGGATACGAATATTCATTAAAAAACTTTTGCCATTTTGACGTGCGACGGTGACACAATTTACAGGCGTACGCCACCTACCATCAGGTAACGTTTTGTGACTATGTTCAAGTACAAATTTCTGCCATGGCATAAGTTCTTGCTTAAGATCAGCTGCTAAATCGATGACTTCGAAGCCCCTAGACGGTAAATCATTAAGCGGCGTATGGATTCTAGGCGTCGGTGAGCCAAATAGCGTAGCTGATTCCGGATCAAAAACCGATACGAGCCGATCTGAGACCAGTTTAACCTTGGGTTGACTATTTATGACCTGATCGTCCTTAATCATGACTTACGCTCACGTTTAAGGGAGATATACGGTCAT